CCATCCAAGCTCCGTTCAATATTGCGGAAGAGGTGGCCGCGGACACTATGGATCAGTCCGACTACAAGGCCATCGTCAGTCTTCGAGCGGCCATCGTCAATCATCTCGTCGCCACGGCCAGGCCGCTTCCGAGCTTGCTGTCCTATTGGTTCGGCACTCCGCTGCCGAGCTTGGTCATCTCTCAGAGGCTCTATGGGGACGCCAGTCGATACGATGAGATACGCGAGGAGAACAAGGTCATTCATCCGGCCTTTTGTCCCCAGTCAGGAGTGGCGCTGTCGTCATGACCAATGGTCGCCTCCGCATCGACGTCCCTGTAACTAGAACTCCGACCCAGCCTGCTCCGACGGCTCCGCCGAGCAACGTGACTACCTATACCGTCCCGACGAGACCTGGCAACGCCACCGACGATCACGAGCAGGCGTCGATCATCGTAGGGGACACGGTTTTTCGAGATTGGGAGAGCGTGTTCGTCCAGCTTCGGTGGGCCGACGCTTTCGCTTACTTCAAGTTTACCAGTGTGGAGCGGGACGCCCCCGGCAATTTTCAATTGCCCTCCGCGGCAACCTGGTACCAGGACCCGCAGTTCATGCCTGGGACCCCGTGCGAAATCCTGTTGGGTCAGGTCTTGGTCATCAAGGGTTACATCGAGACCAGACAGGTGGCTTACGACGCTAATCGCCACGGCATCGAGCTCCAGGGCAAGAGCTGGACAGCGCCGATCGCCAGGAGCAGCGTGAACACGACGACTGGAAGCTTCGACGGGATGTCATGGAAGCAGGTGGCGGATAAGGTGACAGCTCCGTTTGGGATCAACGTCATTCCCATCGGGAATTTGAACAGCATTCCGTTCGACAAGCTTCAGAACCAGATCGGAGAACCCATCTGGGACTTTCTCGAGCGGATCGCGAGGCCCAGAGGCATCATCCTGGGCAGCGATAGCTTCGGAAATTTTCTTGCGATAGGTGACCACAACTTTCCGGTGATCAACACCCAGCTCATAGAGGGCCAGAACATCAAGTCCTGCCAGTGCGTGTTTCATAAGGAGCACGTCTACGAGGAGTACAAGACCACGGGCCAGGCCGCTGCCAGCAACGACAATGCGTTCACGAAGGCGAGCGAGATCGAGGGCAGATGGGGCGGCTCCGGCTATCATGGAAGCATCCTGATCACACCAGCGGAGCAGCCCGTCAAGAGCGTCCAGGAGATGATCGACAGGGCCAAAAACGAGGCTCTGTGGCACGAGGGCACGACGGTCGAGGCTACCATCACCGTCCAGGGATGGTTCAGGGACGACAGCAATTTGTGGTGGCCAGGCGACAACGTATTCGTCTACTCTCCGATGTGTCCTTTGAACCAGATGATGAAGATACAGACCGTCACGTTCACTCAAGACAACAACAGTGGCACTCAGACCACGTTGGAGCTCAAGCAGCCGTGGGCGTTGAAGGACTCCGGCGAGCTCAATACTGAGCCAGTTCAAAATTCCACCGCCACTCCTGGTCCAGACCAGATATCTCCGGCGGACGCCGTTCAGCCGATATGATGGAGAAAGTCAAATGCATCGAGCTACGCCAGCCAACTCCTCGTTTCGAGCCTTCGCCGCGGGCGGGTCCAGGGTGACCATCCCGGAGGTCGACGACAGCAAGTGGATGCAGGAGAGCATGGGCAACTTCCACGGGAACGAGTCCAGGAAGGGCATCGAGGCGCCTCAGAACTACGGCTTCACCAGCGTGGTGGCCGACGCCACGAAGGACGCCCAGGGCAAGATCCAACAGTGCGCCGAGAGCTTCGCTCAATTCATGGGGGGAAATCGAAGCTTCCCGGTCCTTCAGAACATGGACGACCGTCGCCACCGGCTCTCGGGATTGGAGAAGGGCGACACGGCGATGTTTCGCCAGGCGCTGGACAAGCTGCAATTCCACTTCAGCACCGACGGAGGGTTCTTGACCGGCCCTCGAGACAAGACGGTGCGGATGCACCTGCTAGACGAGGACAGCGGCAAACAGTCGCAGCAGGGTCAGAGCGGTGCCCAGCAGATGGGCGCGAGCGGCGGCAGTTCCTCCTCTTCTGGGCAAAGCGGTAGTCAGCAGATGGGCCAGCAGGCCAGATACAAGGACGCCCAGAAGTCATATCGCTTCGTCGATGTTACCAAGGACCAGACCCGCGTCAGCGGCAACGAGTGCCACTCGATGCTCAGCGACGGAAACACCTACGTACACGTCAACAGCGACAAGCAGGTGTATCTCGGGGCTCAGGCCGGGAAGGCCACGTTCGGGTACGTCGTCACGACCAAGGGACCTTGCAAAAATACTCTAGGAAAAGTGGGGTGAGCCATGCCGGGTCTGCCAGCATCTTCGTCTCCCTACTATCTTCACGCAGAGACGATCCTCGATCCGCCTGATATCAGGACGGTGCAGAACGTCTTTTTTCCGAAGTATAACGTCACGATCGATTGGTCCCTGTTATCTGATGGAACGCTAGATGACAGCATGGCGCTCGCTACCGCAGTAGTCGTTGCTCTGGGCACTAACGCTTTGGCAAGCGTGGATGACCGACTTCCTGATCCTGACTCAGCAGATCGAGAGGGATGGTGGGGAGACATGGATGCCGATGTCATTTGGAATGGGTGGCCAATCGGGAGCAAGCTGTGGCTCCTGCGACGTAGTGCCATTGAGAGCGCCGACTCAAAATGGGGATCAACTCAGACTTACGTCATGAACTACATCCAGACCTGCATCCAACCATTTGTTGATCGTAGGATTTGCACCAGGTTTGAGGTCATCTCGATGAGAGTCACCAAGCAACAGATCAATGCGGTAGTTCGTCTCTACAGGGGACCGACTGCAGCAATCGATCTCATGTATCAAGCACTCTGGCAAGGGATTGCGACATAATGCCGTGGTCAACGCCGACGCTGAGGGAAGTCCGTTCTCTGGTCAGGGACAACATCCATGGCTCGTTGCCAGGAAGCGATGCGACAATTCCCAATAGCGTCCTGAGAGTCATGAGCGACGTCCAGGGCGCGTTGTGCTTCTTGACCTTGGAATATGTAGACTGGCTCTCGCTCCAGTTGCTTCCGGACACGGCGGAGAATGAGTGGCTCGACAGGCACGGTGACATCTGGCTGGTCAATGCCGATGGCACGGTTGGACGAAAACAGGCCACGCTCGCGATCGGCAGCTTTGCCCTCACGGGAATAGAGGGGAGCATCGTTCCTGCGGGAAGCGAGCTCGGTGCCACGTCGCTCAATGCGGGATATCAGATCACCGAGCAGGTGGTCATTGGGCCTGGACCGACGGTAGCTCCGGCTACGGCCTTGTTCCCAGGGACCGATGGCAATCTCGATCCCGAGAGCCAGGTGTCGTTCCTCATTCCTCCTCCAGGGGTGGACGGTGGCGCGACCGTGGTCACCATGGACGGAGGCACCGAGATCGAGACTGACGACGAGCTTCGCAGTCGCGTTCTCGCTCGCATCCGACAGCCACCGATGGGTGGAGACCAGAGCGACTACGTAGTCTGGGCGACGTCCATACCAGGAGTCACTCGCGCGTGGGCCAACAGCGAGATGGGCATCGGCACCATCACCCTTCGCTTCATGGAGGACGACCTGCGAGCCGATAACGACGGCTGGCCGTACGAAGAAGACGTCGAGATGGTTCAGGACGTCATCGACCAGAAGCGGCCGGTGACCGTGAAGGATTGCTTCGTGCTCGCGCCGATCAAACAGATCATCGACGTCACCATTGCCGATTTGGTTCCTTACAATTCTTCGGTGTTGGCCGAGATCGAGCTGGCCATTCGGGACATGTTGAAGGTCAAGGCGGCGCCTGGTCAGACCATCTACGCCTCGTGGATCTCATACGCCATCATGAGTTCGCCGGACGTCGTGTCGTTCGACCTCATCAGCAACCAGGACTACGTGATGCTGTCGATAGGCAATATGGCCTCGCTCGGCACGATCTACGCAAGTCCTCCAATTGGAATAAGTGTACCACCATCGCCATGAGTGATCGCCACGTCCGCAGAACTGGCAGCGACTATCGGGAAGCATTCCTCAACTTGCTTCCCAATGGTCAAGCTTGGCCGAGGCACGCGCTGGACGCCGTGCTGTGGGAGACCTGCGACGGATTGTGTGAGTACTGGGGTTTCGTAGACGGACGGGCGGCCGATCTTCTGGAGCGAGAGAGCGACCCGAGGACGACTCTCGAACTGCTCCCGGACTGGGAGCGCAACTGGGGTCTCCCCGATCCGTGCTTCAAGACTCCCCAGACGATCCCGGATCGGCAGCGACAGCTCGTGTTCAAGATGACGCTGCTGGGTGGGCAGTCTCGGGAGTTCTTCATCAACGACGTCGCGCTCGGCATGCTCGGTTATACGGTAACGATTTCCGAGTACGCTCCATTCATGGCCGGGGTCTCTCACGCAGGTGACACCAGGACGCCGCCGACCGATCCGGACCCGTTGATCGGAGACTATCGATGGTACATCGGTCCGGCCGAGATGCGGTACTATTGGACCGTGCACGTGACCGGTGCGAAGTTGACTTGGTTCAGGGCATCCAGCGGTCGAGCCGGAGTAGACCCACACTTGACCATCGGCAAGTTCGATGACTTGGAGTGCCTGTTCAATCGCTGGAAGCCGGCGCACACCCAGATCGTGTTCGACTACTCCAATCTCAGTGAAAACAACTCGATGGCCGGCACGCCTTAACCTCATAAGTGAGAGCACGCCATGCGTTACCAACAGCCATATGGCATTAACGATCCCAATGCCTCATATATCAACGGCAACCCGGCTGCTGGCATCGAGGGCTCGATCCCGCCCGCAGCGTGTTTCGAGGAGCCGCAGCGAGAGATCGTTAACTTCATAACTCTGTCCGGGCAAATTCCCTCGGACAGCGACCTCCAGCAACTCGCCAAGGCGTCTCAATACCAGGCCGGCAACTTCGCAGTCGATAGCGGTGGCGTCAATGCTCTCGTCGGGACCTTTCAGCCCGGGATCACGACGTATACCCCAGGCCTTCCGCTCAGGTTGAAGATCGCTCACGCCAACACCGGGGCCACGACCTTCAACGGAGGAGCCGGCGTCGTCGCAGTCAAGCGCCCGGGTGGCGCCGACCTGATCGCCAACGACGTCCTGTCTGGCGGAGTTGCCACGCTGGTCTACGACGGGACGTTCTTCGAGCTCAACAACTTCCAAGGTGCCTCCGGCACCGGCGGCGCGGTCAACAACTATACGATCAAGATCCCGTTCTGCGTCGACACCAGCGCGACCGTAAATACAGTCACGGCCAACTTCGTTCCGGCGATGATGTCCCAGGCCGAGGGCGACCCGATCGCCGTTCGCATAGCCAACACGAACACCGGCCCGGTGACGATCACCTGCAACGCGCTAGCGGGCGTCCCGCTCAACCGCCAAGACAACACGGCGCTCCAACCTGGCGACGTCATCGCTGGAGAGATCGCCTTCATGTTCTTCCGGGGCACGTACTACCAGTTAGTCAGCGTGCCGTGGTCGATCTGGAACCACCCGATCAAGATCATGCACGCGAAGTCCAGCGACACAATTCCCCCGGGGTGGGTGGACACGCTCATATCGCACTACACCATCGACCAAAACTCGCTCGGCGTGACGATGGCCGGCAACAGCACCTTCACGATGCCGTTCACTGGCTGGTATGAAGTCAGTCTCTACCAAGAGAACGACGTCGGAAACGGCATCTACCTCATAGTGGTTCGAGAAGGTCCGGGAGGCACCCAGCTGGACGCTGCGGCCCTCGGTCTGAACGGCTACATGAATTACGTGGAGTCGAACGGAGGCACGTTCTCGATCATGATGTTCTTCAACGCTGGGGACCTCCTCCTTACTTATAACGCGACCAACTGCTACAACAACCCCGCTTACCCGTTCGCTGTGACTACGGTCAATCGCTTGACAGTCAAGAAGATGGGGTGACCCAAAATGGCAAAGACCTTCAATTTGAAGCTCTCCGACTTGGCGGACCTGATAGCCTTGATCCCGTCACCGCCGGGAATGCGCAGACGAAGCGGTTTTTCCTATGACGGCACTACGCTGACCGTCAAGGACGACGCGGAGGCGGCCAAGGTGGCCAGCATCATCAACGATCGCCAGTGGCTGAGCAGGGCCAAGGTGGCCAAGCTGAAGGGCTACGCGGCCAACGCGAGGTTCAACAGGGAGGTGGCCGGGATCGTGGTCGATGGCATTTCCGTCGGGACCACGCGGGAGGACCAGGCCAGGATAGTGGCGGCGCAGTTGATGGCCGCGGCCAATCCTCAGCTGACCTTCCACTGGAAGAAGCCGGACGGGAGCTTCGCCCGCCTGACCTCCGAGCAGGTCGTCTCGATCGGAGAGAAAGTCTCGGCCTACGTCCAAGCCTGCTTCGCCGTCGAGGATACCGTGGGAACGACCATCGCTCAACCGACCTCGATGACCGAAGCCCAGATAGACGCGGCGTTCGCAACAGTCAAGGTCTAAATCCTATGCCCGCTATAGTCGATATCACGGTCGAAAATGACGGCGATTTCTATTACAACTTCGCCTGGCAGGACCCCAGCGGCAACCCGATCGACTTGACCGGTATGGTCGAGATGGTCATGAAGTTGCGCAGGCAAGCCGAGGACGCGATCGCCGTGCTCGAGCTCTCGACCGATGCCCAAGACATCAAGATATATGACCCGGTTAACGGGCTATTCTCGATCACGGTCTTGCAATCGACGCTGGTCGTGATGGAGCTAGGCACCTACGACCAATCCCTAGTCGCCACGTACCTGCACGGCGTCAAGGTCCCGATCTGGTCCGGCAGCTTTACCATCAACGCTGGTGCATCGCGATGAGCAATGGCAACACACCGCAAAGCGGTGACGTGAACCTCGGCGGGAGCACCCCGACCGTAACCGTCACTCAAGACCCATTGGCTCCCTCCCTCGTCATCGCCAGCGACCAGGGACCTCCAGGGATACGCGGCAATTCGGTGCTGAATGGGACCAGCAACCCGGTTGGCACCGTCGGCATCGACGGCGACTTCTACATCAACATCACTACGAACTACATGTGGGGCCCGAAGGGCCAGGTGACCTCCGGGAGCTGGCCGACTCAGGGCTTTCCGCTTCAAGGTGCCCAAGGACCTCCCGGCGTGGGCATCCAGGGACCTCCTGGCCAGAACGGTAACACGCTGCTCAACGGCACCGGTGCTCCGACCAACGCGGTCGGCAACAACGGCGACTTCTATCTCGACACCGCAGGGTCGGTGATGTATGGGCCGAAGGCCAACAACGTGTGGCCCGCGACCGGGACCTCGGTCATAGGTCCTCCTGGTCCCGTCGGTCCTCTGGGCGGCACCTTCCCGGACGCTCCCAGCGACGGCAAGACCTACGGTCGCATGAACGCCGTTTGGAACAGCATCGTTCCCGACGCCCCCAACGACGGCACGCTGTACGGCAGAAAGAGCCAGGCCTGGTCTTCAGTGCCGCCGCCCGGCATCGCCGATGCCCCGAACGACGGCAATCTATATGGTCGCAAGAGCCAGGCCTGGTCTCCAGCGACAGTCTTGCCCAGCGGCAGCGTCATGCTGTTCCTCCAGGCGACCGCCCCGACCGGTTGGACGCGCTCGGCTGCGTATGATGACGCGCTGCTCCGCCTTGTGGGCTCCGGCGCGCCGGGGTCCGGCGGCAGCAACGGGTTCGTCGCGACCTACAACAACGTGTCGGCGGTCGGTGGCACGACGTTGTCCGTCGCCGGGACGCCGTCTCACGTTCACACATTGGCCGGTGGCGACTCTGGCCCCATAGGCGTTCCCAATACTCCAGTAAGCATCTACTGCGTGCAGTCGAACGGCTCTGCAAATAGCACCGGCACGCTTCCTACAGGTGGCGGCGCCTCTCACGCGCATGCCTTGGTCAGGTCCATCAAGTACGTGGACGCTCTAGTAGCGGCGAAGAACTAGCAAAGGATCAGCCATGACGAAACCTCCGCACGCCGATCCAGGACTGTACTGCCCGCTGTGGAAGAAGGACGTGTCGAAGGTCTGCCACACCTGCCCGTGGTACATCCAGCTCAGGGGCACCAACAAGAACACCGGCGAGAACTTGGACGAGTGGGGCTGCGCGGTCGGCTTCCTGCCCGTGCTGCTGTTGGAGAACGCCGCCATGTCGCGGGGCACGGGCGCCGCGGTGGAGAGCTTCCGCAACGAGATGGTGGACGCCAACAGAGCGACGCTGAACGCGTTGATCCAGGACCCATCGAAGTTGCTCGGGCGATGATCATCGAGATACTCTTTCGCCTCATTGTTCTGCACGGACCGGGAGGCCAAGTGATCCAAGTCAATCCCGACGCCATCGTCTCTATGCGGGTGCCTCGCGGCGACGAGGGCCACCTCCAAGCCGGAGCGAAGTGCATCGTGAATACTGCCGACGGGAAGTTCAGCGCGGTGATTGAGACCTGCCAGGCCGTGCGCGAGATGAGCGAGAAGCCAGAAGAGAGGTGAAGGTGTGTCGATCGTCCCGTGGGAATGTGCGCTCGGCGACTCTCCGGCCGTTACCCTGCCGTGCGCAGCCACGGTTGCCCTCTCTCCGCCAGACGACAGCGTAGACACCAACCACGTCGCGATCACCGGTAACGGCACGATCACCAGCTTCGGTCCGTCTCCGGTCAGTCCCATGGACGGGACCTCGCTGGGTGTGACCAAGCAGGTCACGTTCCTCCCGACGAGCACCTCCTCGCCTATCATCTTGCAGAACGGCGCGGCGTTGTCGTTGCTCGGGGCAGCTAATCGCACGATCGGCCACAAGAGCATCGGTACGTACTCCTGCGACGCTTCCGGCAATTGGATCGAGCAGAGTTTCGCGGACACCTCCCAGGCCCCTGGCGGTGGCGGTGGCTCGCAAGGTCCACCGGGGCCGACGGGACCGACCGGGCCAGCAGGTCCGACGGGACCAGCCGGGACTCCTGGCAACACGGTGCTCTACGGCACCACCGATCCGGTGGCTGCGACCGGCGTCGACGGCAACTTCTACATCAATACTACCACGCACTTCATGTTCGGTCCGAAGGCGAGCGGTGCGTGGCCAGCTGGTACCTCGCTGATCGGCCCGACTGGTCCGCAAGGACCGATTGGAAATACTGGCGCGACCGGCCCGCAGGGACCGCAAGGTCCAACTGGCAACACCGGCGCGACCGGCCCGCAAGGTCCGATCGGAAACACCGGAGCGACTGGCGCCCAAGGACCTCAGGGCCCGATCGGCAACACCGGCGCGACCGGTGCTCAAGGTCCGACGGGTCCGACCGGCGCCGCCGGCAACACCGTGCTGTACGGCACCAGCGATCCCGTCGCCGGCACCGGTGTCGACGGCAATTTCTACATCAATACGACCTCGCACTTCATGTTCGGCCCGAAGGCCTCGGGAGCGTGGCCAGCGGGCACCTCGCTGATCGGTCCTCAAGGTCCGATCGGAAATACCGGCGCCACTGGTCCGCAGGGACCGACTGGAAACACCGGCGCGACCGGCCCACAAGGTCCGACCGGCGCGACAGGTCCAACCGGTCCGCAGGGTCCGCCTGGCACGTCGGCCGCGATCGCGGTCGGTGTCACCCCGCCATCGAGTCCGGCCGACAACACGCTGTGGTGGGAGAGCGATACCGGCGTTCTCTACATCTATTACAACGATGGTACCTCGAAGCAGTGGGTCGTTGCGTCTCCCTCATTGGTAGGTCCACAAGGACCAGTCGGAAATACGGGCGCCACAGGTCCACAGGGTCCTGCCGGATCACCGGGGATCGCCGACGCGCCTTCGGACGGCAACATCTATGGTCGCAAGAACGCGGCTTGGCTCAATCTTGGTCCGCAAATTCGCGCCTCTGGAAGATTTCAGGTCAACACAGGCAGTTCGGCTCAAACGCTCATCGGCACTCCGTACAACGTCGCGGGCGTCACCAGAAATTCGGCAGGTAACTTTACGATCAACTTTACCAATCCGATGCCCGATCTCAATTATGGTATTGTCGCTACGACCTACGGCAATGCGTCATCCAGCAACACTTGGGCGCAAGAGACCTACACGCCGGCCGTTCGCACCACGACGTCTATCGGGATCGCCTGCTTGGTAGCCTATAATTCGGTCGGCGATCCCTACCAAGTCAGCTTCATGGTCTTTGAGTGATGGCAGCGCTGGATTTTCCCAACTCACCGACTGTGGGCCAGACCTATCCGTCGCCGCCCGTCGCCGGCGTGCCTACCTACACGTGGAACGGGACGTCTTGGAATACCACCTCCGGCGGGATTGAGTTTTCTTCTGGCACGGTGATGCAATTCGCCCAAGCTGCCGCGCCGACTAATTGGACTCGGGTCACGACTTACGACGACGCCCTGATCCGGATCGTGGGCTCTGCTACCCCGAGCTCAGGCGGCACCAACGGGTTCGTAGCTGTGTACAATACGGTAACTGCGACCGGCAACTTCACGCTCGCGACCGCGCAGATGGGGAGCCACAGTCACACGCTTCCAGGCGGCGATGCCGGCCCAGTCCTCGTTCCTAACTCTCCGCAATCCATCTATGCGGTTCAGTCGAACGGCAGCGCGAACAGCACGGTTACTGGAGCGGCAGGCGGCGGTGGTGCGCACGGCCATTCCATCACGAGAAACATCAAGTACGTCGATATGCTGTTGGCGTCGAAGAACTAGGAGGAGACCATGCCCCACGTCACGATCATTCCCAGTGACCACTGCGTCTACATCGACCGCGAGGCGATGCAGGTCGACTGCTCCGACGTCGTCGACGAGGAGCGGCCAGAGCTCAGGGTCCACGCCGTCCAGTGGAACGGCAAGGTGGGTTGGATCGAGTACGAGAACGACCCGTTCGACGACAAGAACTACGTGCCCAACCGCGAGATCAGGGACGTGGCTCAATTCCAGAAGTTCATCGACCAGTGGTCCTTCGTCAAGGCGAGGGTGGAGGCCGAGCGGACCGAGAAGGAGGAGGCCGACAGGAAGATGAGGGAGGCGTTCGAGGCAGCGAGGAAGACGTAAGGAGGGGGGAATGGTCAGGAAGTTTCGCTACTGCAAAGAATGCGGGAGGGCGATCGGCTTAGAAGCGAAGTTCTGCGCGGGGTGCTTGGTCATAGAGCGAGCCATCGAGCAAGCGAGGCGGGAGCGGGCGAAGTGCCGCGCTCCGGTGAGGTCAGCCCAGGGCAGCAGACTGCGCGAGGGCAGGCAAACGCTCAGGCAAAGAGTGCTGGACGAACTATCGAGAAAGTGAGGTGCGCCATGATCGTGAGTTTGATTTATCTGATCATCTACATCATCATAGTCGGCGTGATCCTGTGGTTGCTCGACTACCTGGTCAACGCCATCCCGCTGCCGGAGCCGTTCGCCAGAGTGGCGAGGGTCGTGATCATAGTCGTAGGCGTGTTGGTCATCATCCTGCTCCTGCTCAATTTCATCGGGGCCGTCCCGGAGCTCAGGCTGAAGTGAGCTGCTCCACTTGCGAGCAAATGAGGGTGGCCATGTTGGCCGCCTATGGTAGAATTGCCAAAGCAATGAGAGCGAGAGGAGCCAGGCATGGTCCAATTCAAAATCGTTCAACACCAGCCACTGATCGACCGCATGGAGGACATGGCGCTAGGCGACCAGTGGATGCGAGCGGCCGTCCAGTGGCAGGTGGTGGCGCTGTACGCGATCGCCGCCGGCTATGAGAGCCTGGCCGCGAGCATCGAGCGCAAGCTCGAGGAGCTTCAGTCGTGACTTCCCGTCCCACGGTGGGGCTGGGCAGCACCGGCAGCTTCGTCGCGACCGTCCAGCAGTGCCTCGACCTCGAGTCGGACGGAGACTTCGGCCAAGAAACCTGCGACGCGGTCCACCTCTACCAGCTCTCGGCCGACTTGCAGAGCGACGGCGTGGTCGGGGACGAGACTTGGGCCAAGCTCGAGAGAGACTTCAATCTGCCGCCGTATCCTCCCCCGCTGTTGCCTCCGATCAGGCCGGAGATGGCCCAGCTCATCTGCGAGATGGCAGAGAGCAGTCCGGTAGCCACTTTCCAATGGGAGGACCGCGGCGTCGCGCCCATCGGCTACGTCAAGGGCATGACCCTGGCCTGGGCGAGCGCGCTCCGCAACTGGGTCGCGGAGGACTCCAGCGCCAGGGAGATGGGCAAGGCGTGCGTCGGAAACGAGGACGAAGACGCGCTGGCGTGGTACGCGGACGTGTTCCGTGACCTCGGCATGGATAACTCGCGCGCTGGCGTAGACGCGCTGAGGCACTTGTTCGTTTTGCTTTTCGGTTTGGGAATGAGGGAGAGCAGCGGCCGACACTGCGAGGGGCGGGACCTCTCCGCGGAGAACACCAGCGCGGAGACGGCGGAGGCCGGTCTGTTCCAAATGAGTTGGAACGCGAGCTCGTGCTCGGACGAGATGCAGAAGTTGTATGACCAATACAAGGCCGAGACGCAGGACAAATATGATGCCACCGGAGGCTGCGAGCAGTGCCTGCTCGAGGTCTTCGAGGAAGACGTCGCGTGCTCGGAGCAGGAGTGGGAGAGCTACGGCGACGGAGCGGGCCGAGACTACCAGGACATGGCCAAGGCCTGCCCGCAATTCGCTGCGGAGATGGCCGCGGTGGGTCTGCGCAACCTCCGCCAGCACTGGGGTCCGATCAATCGCTACGAAGCTCAGGTCCTTCCGGAGGTCGACCACCTGCTCTTCCAGGTCCAATCCCTCCTGCTGGAGCTGACCGAGGTATAGGTATCTGGGTAGGGTACCCAGGCAAAAAAAGCAAAAAAGGGGGGAACCCTCGCGGGTCCCCTCCCCATGGCCCGCGGCAGCAGACGGCTGGTAAGCTGGTCAGGAGCCTGGGCTAGGAAGGTACCTGCCCAGGCCCCGGCCTATGTACGGGCTTCCATGGCCTCCCTCCAGGAGGGTCCTTTAACAGCCCCCGGGACCTCCCTGGGAGCGGGGAGGCAGGAAGAGGTCCTTGGGTCCTTCCCGGCCCAAGGACCTTTCTACGGGCTGGCCAGCTCTGCAGGGACCTGCCGGGAGAAGTCCTGTCGGGCTCAGCTGCGCCTAGCCGGCCTGGCCTCGCTCCGCCGTGAGCGGCTGTTCGCAGATGTGCCAGGCTATGCCCGCCTGGCTCGGCTACGAGATGCCCAGCTAAGACTTGCTCCGCGATGCTCAGCCCGCTCCGCCTCGCTCCGCTCCGCTAAACGCGCTTGGCTTTGACAGGAAGCGCCGAGCGTTGCCAGGCCAGCAGTGCCACGCCATGATCAGCAGAGGTGGCTAAGCCGGGGACTACAGAGCCATGCCCGCTCTGCTCTGCTTTGCGGAGTTTGGCTGCGAGGTGCTACGATGTGCCTCGCCCGCTGCGGCGCGTTGCTCCGCTTTGCTTTCGAGATGCCTAGCTGCGCCAAGCCCGCTTGCGCTCTGCTTGGCTATGACATACTCAGTCACGCTCAGCTGTGCTTTGCCTGCTTTGCTTGCCGCTGTGCTACGCCGGCAGTGCCACGCTGTGGTTTGGTCCTCTGCGCTCCGCTGGGCCGGGAAGGCTTTGCCCGCAGAGCCGCGCCCGACTAAGCTCCGGTTGGCTACGCCGTGGCAGCTCGGCGTCGCCGCGCCAGGACCAGCTATGATCAGCACGTCCTTGCTTAGCCATGCTCCGACGCGCTACGCTCCGCCTGCTCTGCATTGCTCAGCTCTGCTTGGCTCCGAGGGCTGAGCTGGGCTAAGCCTGCTAGCTCGCTCTGCTTGGCGATGCCTTGCATAACTACTGTCAGCTGTGCCTTGCCTGCGTTGCTCTACCGTGCCGTGCTCGGTCTAGGAGTGCCACGCTATGCCTGCTTTGCCGAGCCTGGATGCTGCGAGGCTAGGCTGCGCTATGCTCTGCCTGCTATGCGGAGCGGAGCCGCGCCCAACTGAGCCTTGGTCTGCTTCGCCTGCCATTAGCAACGGGGCGACAAGGTGACTATAATACCTTGTCGCCCCGCGCTTCCCATTGGACTTATTGCCGTGCTGGCGCATATGACTGCGGATCAGGAGCATTCTCGTCCAACAGAAATTACTCGCCATGTTTTGCCTGCTAGGTCTTTCGCTTCCTCCACACCCGCTCGAAGCCAATCGAGCGGCCGGCCGCCTCCACGGTGGCTGAGGTGGGCCGCTTGGTCTTGCCGAAGAACCACTGCCGCATGGTCCCGAGCGTGGGACCTCCGGCGGTGGTGATCTCCTTCAGGTTCTTGGACGTGACCTTTTCTCCGAAGTAGTCCTCGGCCAAGGTCCGGAGCTCGTCGATCACCGGGTCCTTGTCTCGGAACACGTAGCTCCCGTAGACGGGCGGCACGTAGCTGCCTGACTTCGCGGCTTTCTTGGCCATCACTCAGCCTCCCTTCTTTTCGTGAGTGAGCCGCTTGACCGGGTGGTAGGTGGTCGCGCTGCTCTTGCCGACCCGCCTGACCAGTCTGGCCGCGATGGCCTGCTGGATCAGGTAGCTCGAGGAGCCAGGCGACTTGCCGATCGACTTGAGGAACTCCTTCACAGCGGCGGCCTTGATCGGCCCGTCCAGTTTGGCCACGTGCTCGGAGAACATGCCCAGCAACTTGCCGTTGGTCTTGGCTTTGAGGCCGGAGGGGTGCGGTTCCTCCTCCACGTTGACGACCGGCACCACGCTGGGCAGTCCTCGGACCAAACCCGAGAGTGCCCTCAGGCTGTCCGCCAGCCTCTTGTCTTCTACGAAATATTCGACTTTAAACAAGTTGAACAAGATAGTCTCCTTTTGCTTGCTTCACAGTGATCTCCCAATCCCGGGCACAAGTCCTTACGCGACCGGGACACCTGGCGTGGAGGGCGCGAATGCCTCCACGCCTTTTTTGTGTCTGCTAATCCTCCTCTATCAATCGCTCGACGATCCGTCGAAACGTGTCCGTCACGCTCTGGCTGCCAGTAACGTGGTTGTGGATGTCCCGCGCCATCTTCAGCGCGGTCTTGCGGTCCATGTACTTCCCCATGATCTTGATGATTTGCTCTACGGTCTTCTTGCTGGCAACCATTGCCACCCCTTTCGTTGTTACTTGAACGGGCTTTCGTATCCTAGCGGATTGCCGCAAGCCCGGCACACTATACCGCTGCGTCTGGATGGCTCCCAGCCCAAGCCATTGCACCGGACGCACACCAGCGGAGCCGCCTTCTTCGTTTGCGGAGCCAGAACGTCGCTGTGACCCAGCTCCCTGCATCGCGCATTGATGGACTTGAAGTCAGTTACGATCGTCATTCACTTTTCTCCTGGTTTTGTTTGGGTCCTCTGGGCACGGATGCCCAGAGGTCTCACTTGCCGGCCGTGCTCCGGTTTGATGGGCGCGGCAACGCAACGCTCTGCTTTGAGCAGCGATGCTATGCCAAGCCGGCCGAGCTTCGCTCCGCCATGCTCAGTCATGCAACGCTTCGCTTAGGCCAAGCCTGCTCCGCTTTGCTCGATCAAGCCTTGCTACGCTACGCTTAGTCCAAACATGGCTTCGCCCGCCACGCTTTGCTTTGATGGGCCGCGGCTTGCCACGCCGGGAAGTCGCTAAGCCTGCTTCGCCGAGCCACGCCATTGGCAGGGCGAGCCAAGCTTAGCTTCGCTCAGCCTGCTCTGCCTTTGTCTGCTAGGCTAGATCATGCATCGCTACGCAGGGCTCCGCCCGCATCGCTAAGCTTTTTCTGCGTCGTCGCACTTGGTTTCGCTAAGCCTGCTGGGCCACGCCTTGATCGGACTCGCTCAACAGGGCTGCGATGCGAACCGCAGGACACGGCTTGGCCTGCCTAGCTCCGCCTCGCTTTGCGCTTGGGTGCGGAGCCGTGCCATGCCCGCTTTGCCGAGCCCTCTATGGGGCGCTGGGCAACGAGACGCCACGCCGGGTTGGGCCATGCCTGCCAGGCTAGGTCGGGCTGGATCACGCAGCGACTTGATCCGCCACGCTTGGCGCGCCGCGCTTTGCTCGGTCCTCGCTCGGACTTGCGGGGCCGCGATCTGCTCAGCACGGGCTGCCGAGTTGAGCTTATCCCGGCGTTGCTCAGCAGAGCCGTGCTAGGCCTGCTTTGCTTGGATGTGCCAAGGTCTGCTTCGCTTTGCCTGCCATGCTTGGCTCGGAAACGCCATGCCGTGTTTCTGCTTGACACGGCTAGGGCGTGCTTAGAAGGCTGTGCTACGCCTGCTAAGCCATGCCGTGGTCGTCTGGGCTAGGACGAGCTTGGCCGTGCCCGCTCAGCTTGGCCGAGAGGTGCCATGCGATGCTCCTCTCCGCACAGCTCAGCGTGGCCTCGCATAGCTTGCTCAGTATCGCTGCACTATGCCGCTACCCGCCGCGCTCCGTTCGGCCAGAGTAGGCTTCGCCTCGCCTGCCATGCCTAGCCACGAGAGGCTCCGCAGTGCTACGGGCTGCCGGGCTACGCTCGGCCCGCTTGGCCATGCGAGGCTTTGGTTCGAGAGGCTTAGGTTTGCCTGCCTCGCTTTGCTGCGGTTTGCAGTGGAAAGCCTAGCTAAGCTGCGGGACGATCTCTGCCTCTTCTCGGCTTACCTCCTCTCGGCTTACCTCCGTTTGGTTTCCTGCCGCCCTTCACCTTGTCCACCTCCTTCCACACCGGCTCCAGTTCTCGGAGTCGGTCGTACTGCTCTTTGATCCGGTCCAAGTCGTTGAGCGCGTCCTGGAGCAGGACCTCGTAGAGGGTCTTGGACTTCATGATGTCGACTATGTCGCGATAGCCGCCGCCCCTCTTGTTGGCGCGGTCGATGGACAGGGAGTAGAACCGCTTCTGCCCACCGTCGTAGCTGATCTTCAGCGTGACGATCAGCTGCCGGATTTGGTTGATCCGGTGCTGCCTCGCTCCCTCCTTCTCGTTCCACTCCAGCCGCTGGGCCAGCTCCGACTTGCGGTGCTTGGCCGCCCAGACCTCCGCCTCTTCCGCGATGATCAAGCCCTCCTCGTTCTGGAGGGCCAACAACTCACTCTCGATACTCACTGCGCTCTCCAATTCTGCTCTGAGAAACTCGGCCAGCTCGCTGTCCGAGTTTTGCTCCACGAAGGCCAGGACCTCCGCTACGGTCACTGGCCTCATTGCTTCACCAGCATCGGCTTGCGATTGTTTTGCTTGACGTCGTGTCTGACGTCGAACGTCCCCTTGCCCGTCCCGCCGCTCATCTTGGAGAACGGGCGGCCGGCCCCGATGCCCACTTGCCAACCGGCCCGCGCGAGCAGGTTGATGATGTCCTGGGCGTGAAAGACGTCGTCGTCCCAAGTGATCTCGAAGGTCGAGGACCACTTCACGAACATGGCCCTGGCGGCCAAGTCCGTAGAGCCCTGGCCCACCTTCACCCTCTCGATGTGCATCTGGGGCTTGCCGTCTATCTTCACCAGAGGCTCGAGGTTCTCCTTGTCCCGGCCCTGCTCCACGATGAAGATGCACATCTTGGCCCTGACCATGTCCATCTCGGTCAAGCGACAGGCGTCGATCATCGCGTTGCGGAGCGCGGTGCAGGGGATGCCGTGCCAGCCCTCCGTGGAGATGTGCATGGAGCCCTCGTAGACCTTCTGGAAGTCCTTCGGAGGCTTGGCCTTCCTCGTCTTCTTGGCCGCGCTGCCCGCCTTCTGGGTGGCCATCATCTTGTCTCGGTTGGCCGAGGAGAAGCGGTTCTGGAGGTACGGGGCTTTGCCTATGATGGTGACCATGGCCGTAGCCAGCTTGGGCGGCGTGATCACTACCTTCTTCTCGATGATCCCCGCGGCCTGTCGCGCGGCCTTCTGGGTCGCGGTCAAGTGCTTGGCGTTGTCCTTCTTGTAGGCCTCGATGTGCTCGACCACGTCGGCGGACAGGGCGACCTTCTTCGCTGTTCTTCTCGTCATGACTTTACTCTCCTGATTATTCCCCCGGTGGGAAAGACGCGGGGCGGGTCCGGGGGTCAGGCCCGCCCGCGCTCCCTCGACCCGACTACGCGAGATTAGGCGTCGGGCGAAGCTCTAGTTACTCAGCCAACCGCTCGATGCGGCGAGCCATCTCCTCATTGGTGATCACTCCACCGCAATCACACGAGAAGCCGTGGAGCTGGGCGCGGCTCAGCTCGAAGAACTTCATCGCGTCCGCGGCGGTGCGGCCCAGACCCAGCGACGCAAACACCGGGTCATCGGCAGCTACGGTGAAGGCGGAGGCCGTCAAGATCCCCTCGGGTAGCAGAGCCTTCAGTTGGGCCTTGGTCCAATGCTCCAGGTTGTGGAAGAGGACCAGGCCCTTCCTTTCTTTGCGGATCAAATTGGCCCACCTGAGCAGTTTCTCCCTACGCGAGAGGGACACCGTAGTCGCAATTTTCGTTATATCAAGTTGCTTCATATCTAGCTCCTTGAGTTTGGGTGACCTACTCACTTGACGACCCGCTTGCCCGTCACCCTTTTGGCATCGGGTATCCTCGTGCCTTGGTCCCACTTCAACCTGCGCATCCCTCCGTACTTGCGCCGCATGCTCTCGTGGGCCCAGCACTTCTGACACAGCACCAAGGCGTCTCCTCCGGGGTACAGTCTGACCTCGCCCGCGGAGAAGCCGCACTTGTCGCTATCGCAATCAGGGTTTCGGTTGGGGTTGGGCATTGATCTCGGCCACCTCTTCTCTGACCGACAATCGGATCAGTTTCAACTTCATTTCGGTGAAGTTGGCCAACTGCTGGGCCAGCGGTTTGATGAACTCCAACCGCTTCTCGTCGGCGGCTATCAGCGGCATCATCACGCCGGATTGCAACTCCACTGCGGCCACTCCCTCATTGCCGTCCTCTGGGTCTACGGAGACCACCGCCCAAATCTGCTCGATCCGGGGCAAGGTGTTCTTGGGCTGGTGGAATATTCCATATTGATTCTTGACCATCTCCAGCTCCTTTCTCAAGCTGCTGTTCAAAGCGATGCTCTGGCCCAGTTGCCTGGCCAGCGAGAGGTCTACCCGCTCGCACCTCAACTCCGCCGCCGTCTTTTCCATGTGATTGAACGTCCGCTCCTCCTCCGCCCCGGCAATGAAGGAGATGCCCTGCTTTCTCATGATGAACTGGACCAGCGCGTCGGCCCACTCCTCCTCGTCTGTCTCGGCGTCCACCAGCTCGGCCGCCTCCAGCTCCTCGCAGAGCTTCTCGTAGGCGGCCTCTGCTTCTCGCGTCATTCCGTGTCCTTTCCATTGAATTGATGCCGAACTTCTTCGTCATGGCTTTTCCTCTTTCCAGACCTCCTTGGTGAACTGGAGGAGTTTGTCAAAGACCGCTGGCTCCAGCGCGATCTTGTGCCGACCGTTCTCGCGATCAGTGTACAGCCACACGTACCATCCATCGAACGAGACATAGACGCCGTCCCCGATGTAGCTCTCGCGTTCTTCCGTCATCTCTTCTCCTTCGTTAAAGATGCGGGCGAGGCTCCGGCCAGCGCCAGATCACCTTGCCGTTGACGGCCATGTATGGCCGCTGGACCTCGCCTCGATCGATGGCCTCCTCGACCTGGAGCCAGCTGCGGTAGAACATCACCGCCGGCTTGGCGATCATGTCGATGGTGTCTCCGAGCTCGTTGGCCGCGTACAGCACGGCCCCGCCCTGGAACAGGCTCCCGCCCAGCGAGAAGTAGTGGCCCTGCTCCTTGGCCACGAAGTTGGAGTACTCGAACACCACGATGTTGACGGTCTGGCCTCCTTCGTAGCGATGCACGCAGCCGTGGTCTACCTCGTCAGGTTTCAGGCCTGCCATCGCGTAGACGTCCGTCAGCTCCTTGGCGCTGACCAAGTCCACCGTGCAGCTGATTGGATTTATCATAACGAAGTGCATCATCGCCTCCTCTTTCTCACCACGAGGTTGGTAACGTAGTCCGCGTTGTTCGCGAACCTCCACGTCCGCTTGCTCAGCTTGTGGCCCCGCCTGCTCATGTACGTCTCCGCGAACAGGACCGCGTCGCTCTCCTCCTCGAACACCTCGATTTGGATGAACTCGTAAGGCGAGCGCTGCTCGATGCCTACCACCCAGCTCATTGCGGGGTCTCGTCGATTATGGCTATGACCTCGGAGAGCCTCTGGCTGTACTGGACGGCCATCCTGCCCATCTGGCTGGCCAGCTCCTTGTCCTTGAGCGTGATCAGGAAGCTGATCAGCGCTACCCTGATGGCTATGCTCTGACCTTCACTCAATTCCTTGCCGTTAATGGTGATCCTAGCCTCGTTCATGTTCCTTCCTCTCCTTCTCTTGCAGCCTGGCCAGGCACTCCGGGTGGGCGTACCCGACCTCGCCCCTGGCTATCTTGTAGCCGAAGTAGCCCAGGGCGGTGGTCGCGCCGTTGCCTCCGAGCTCTCCGCACACCCAGCAGCACCGCGCTTTGGGATTGACCTTGCCGGCGCGCCGCCTCCTCTTTGCGGTGTTCACGTCTTCGCCTCCTCCAGCTTGCCGATCAGTTCGGCCAGGTCGCAGGTGTCTATCTCGTTGTGGACCTCCTCCAGTTGGGTGGCTGCGTCATCGGCCTGGGTGCCCTTGTCGCCGCCCTTGAGGTTGTCGTTCATGTTGTCGTAGTATTCTCGCTCGGCCTCTCCGACCAGCAGGCAAATCTCCCGGACCTCATCCCACTTCGGGCTGATCTCCTGGAGCAAAGCTATGGCCTTCTCGATCTCCTTACGCCTTTCCTTATTCATTCGTCTCTCCGATTACTTTCTTGGTCGTTCTTTTGTATCCGTCTTTTCGTCGCTCCAAGGCTCTGGCGTATGAGGCTGTGATGTGGCCGGCTCTGGCCACAGCAAATCCAAATTGCTCTGCGTGTCTGATACTGCAGAAAAACTCATCGACGTAGCTTTCTCCGTCCCATTTGCCTTCATGGATGTATCTAGGAATATTCTTCCCACAGTATCGACACAACGGAGGATTGCGGTTCTGGTACGGATACCAATTGCTCCTTCGTCTTCGATCTATCGATAGGTCCAGCAGTTTCATGTCAGCTACTCCGATGCTCTCTCCTTGGTAATGACTATGACTAGACTGGTGGCGGTCGGGTCCTCCACCAGGTGGGCGACCCACTCCAACAGCTTGCGCTCGCTCCCGAGCGTGACTGGACCGACTTCCCGCTCGTCCTCCGGATAGTTGATGGTCGCGTTGGCCGTGAACTTCATTTGCGTCCCCTCGCTTCCCAATAAACTCGTGGATTTCCGATGTAGGGATTGTCAGGCTCGGATGTATACTTGCCCAAGTCCCATTCGTATTCGATACCGTAGCACAGTCGCCCAGCCAAGTTGGTGTACTCGACTATCCGCAGCACGGGCGGATCACCGGGATATCGGCCTTTCGAGGCGACCAGCCTGTCGGCCAAGTCTTTGTTGATGGTTGCCACAGTCACTCCTTTCGTTTACTTCCGCTTCAGTTTGTTCTCTTCCCTCAGGCCCCGGTTGTACCGCTTGCGCAGCTCCTCCGAGATGGCCTCGGTGATCGTGATCTGGACCTGCTCCGCGTACGCCCTGCTGGCAGTGAGCAGCTGGTGCGGCGTGGCTGCGATCCCCCTGGTGCCGGTTTTCATCACTTCGATCAGCCGCTTGTGGTCCATCGACCTCCACTCATTGACGAACGCCGCGAACCCCTTGATCAATTCGCCGCCGAACGCGCCGGCGTCGCCCGGCCATATTTCGTCGATCACCATCAGGGTGCCCTGGAGCAGGGTCTTGCCGAATTTGTGATGGACGCTCTTCAGCGAGGAGACGGCCGACACGCAGTAGTCTCCCTTGGACTGGGCTATTCGATAACCCATCTTGTGGACCATGGTGTTGATCTCGGTCTCCGGCTCCCTGTGAGCGACGACCGCTATCATGAAGTGCTGGACGGGCTTGGTCGCCTTCCGCCCGGAGTTGATCCCGAGCCAAATCTCTGCGGCCCTGGCCGGGTCCTCCACGTCGACGATCCGGCACGGTATCTGCTGGTCGACGCCCAGGGCCAGCTTGGCGGCGTGGACCCTGTGCTGACCCTCGACCACGTGGTAGTGCCCGACCCCATTGGGCTTGGTGATCACCGGGGGATCGAACTTGTCCGGATCGAACTCCTCCGCTATCTCCTTGGCCCACTTCTCATTGAACGGTCTCTGGGATTGGGCCCAGACGACCGACAGGTTCTCAATCGGAATGAAGGAGATTTTCACTTCCATCCGATCCGGTTCTCGCTTGGTCATGCCTTCCTCCCTTTCCTTCGAGGAGTTCGCTTTGTACTTTCAGCAAGATCGAAGCTGCGGCGCACAATCTCGCAACCAACATGGCCCGATCGTCTTCCAGAACTAACTCGGAAGTCATGTCGGACAGGTTGTCGCACATCTGGCAGGCTCGGACGACGGCGTGGGCGTACGTGTTCGCCGAGTTGATCTTCTTGGCCAACACCCGCTTGGAGACCTTGTGGTCGTTCAGCAGCGCCTTGGCCTGGGCGTAGAGGTGGCCGGGCATCCTCTTGCCCACGACGCTGGCCAATAGCTCGTCGATCTTCCGTCTGACGTCCTCGCCCACGTCCTCCCTGGCCCTCAGTCTCCCCAGGGCCTCGTCGATGGCCCCGTGGCCCTGGGAGTTCAGCTTCCTCCAGGTGAACAGCTTGGCCCGATGGACCTTAGTTTCGTTGACGAACCTCAGTATGGCCTGGTAGCTGGAGCCGATCTCTCCCTTCGCGTCGATCAACTTGAGCCAGTTCTTGGCCTGGACCCTGACGTCCGGGTTCTTGTGCTGGTCCCGGAACACGATCAGCTGCCTGATCATTCGATAGCCATCGTCGTATATCCCTACGAGCTTGATCCCCTCCGCTATAGTGAACCCGAGCCTCATCGTCTCCTCCACCCTGACCGTCAGAGGCTCCATCTCGGCCGGGAGGTTGTTGATCACTTGGCTCATGGTCAGAGACCTATCCAGTGTGTGCTTCATGTCAGCTCCCTGTAGTTGTCGTTGGTCACTTCAAGCAATAAACGGCAAGTGCGAGCCAGCCCATGATTTCAAATTCTGTGTCGCCTTTGCCATTCCATGCGCGTACGATGTGTAAGCTTGCACTGAGCAGCGCCACGGCGGCAACAGCTCCTCGAATGGCATATAGGACACCCATCAAGCTACTCCTTTTCTCAAATCAACCATTCGCGATAGTCGTCTCCGGTTATCTGGCTGGCCAGGTCGATCTTCTTTCTCAGCGCCTGGATGATCTTCTCCTCCACGGTGCCGGGGACGATCAAGTCCACGTACGCCGTGTTGTCCGTCTTGGCCATGTCCTTGGCCCGCTCCTGGCTCTGGTCTCTGTGCTCGAGGTTGTTCGTGCTGCTGTAGTAGACTACGAGGTTGGCCACGTCCCACTTCCGTCCCCGTCCCCCGCTGCCCGCTGTGGCGATCATGAACCGGCAGTCGGGGTCACCAGTGAAGCGCTTGTCTTCCGCTTCACGGGTCGCCGCATTCCCGCCCCAAAACAGCGCGACGGAGTTTTCTCCGTAGCGCTTTGTGAGGGCAGCGGCGACCTTCCTGATCGAGTAGTCATAGGAGCACCAGATGATCGCCTTGCCGTCGTACTCCTCGAGAAGACTGAGAAGCGCTTCCGTGCGCTTCTCAGGAATTTCCCGCAGAACCCCTTCGGCGTCCCGCGTGTACCCCATCAAGAGCTGGTGCAGCCTCAGCATCTGGACGATGACCAATTGAGCGGTGACCAGCCCGCCGTCCTCTAGCTCTGCCACGCAGTCCTTCTTCAGACTGGCGTAGGCTTTCTTCTGGTCTTCCGTCATTTCTACATGACGGAAGATCCAGGTCACCGGGAGGTCGACAATATCTTCTAACCGCACTCGGTACGAATGCGGCTCGATGCTGGCGTACAGCTCGGGCAGGTTCTTGAAGCCTCGCACCATCGGGACGAGCCAACGGATGCCTGGCATCTGGACCTTGACCACGATCGCGTAGCGGGCGCGAAACAAGGTGTAGCTGTTGTAGCCCAGGATGCCGTAGTCGAGGAAGGAGAACTGGCCGAACAGGTCCAGCGGGTCCCTCGGAGTCGGCAGCCCGCACAAGATGCGTCGATAGGAAGACAGCGGCTTCAGCTCTCTGACGGCGAACTTGGTCCGCTTGGTGTCGTGGCCCTTGATCGTAGTACTCTCGTCGATGATGACCTCGGCCCGCCTCTGGCCGACGAACTCCTTCAAGCAATCCCTGACCCTGTCCACCGTGCTGGTGGCCTCGATGTTGGCTAGCAGTAGTCGTGGTCGTCTGTTGTCGTTGTGGCGTGCTAAAAAGACGAAGAGCCTTGTCGTGGGCGGCCCCGCCTCGGGTCTCCCAGACGTGGACTAGTGATCTGTCGTAAAGGTCCTTGCTGGCGTGCTTCTCGAACTCGTCCCTCCAGGTCCGATACACTCCGGCAGGCGCCAACACCAAGAGGTCCTTGACCTCCTCCGCCAGCTCCATCGCGCCGAAGTCGTCGAGCGCAGTCTTGGTCTTGCCTGTCCTCATCGCCATCAAAAGAGCGAAGGCCTTTCGCCCCCTCATCTTCGCCTCTCCGGTGTGTTGGTGAGGACGACAGGGCAGAGCCGGTTGGTAGGTCATCTCCGCTTCTCCGTCCAAACTTCGATAGGCCACGGACCGCTCCGTTTGCCCTTTCTGATGCGGAAGGGCTCCCGGTTCTGATCGACCTTCCTGATCAGCTGGGTCAAGGTGGCCCGGATGATCGCTCTGGCGTTGAACGGCTCTCCTTCTTTGGCGTATCTCTTCAGCGTAATTTCCTCAGTGTTGATCCTGCTACCGTTCTTGGGAATGAGGTCGAGCAACTTCTGCTCGCCGTCCGAGTATGGTATCTTCGTCGCAGCGGTCATATCCATAGCTCCAATCCTCCCCGATCTTCTTATGTGAAATGAGGGCGGCCGCGAGGCCACCCTCATCTTTGCGCGGATTGCGGGCATGGTCAGCGACCGGACTTGGACGCCAAGGTGACCGTGGTCTCCTCGCCCCGGCCCTCGTACTCGACTGGCTTATAGGGCAGCCGCTTCTCCTCGATCATCATGTTCAGACCGACGATCACGGCCTTGACCTTGAGACGGTTCTCGTCATCGCCCTTCCCGTAGACGCTCTTGGCGACTTCGGTCAAGGTCACCGGCTTGTTCTTCTTGGCGTGCAGGACGAGCAGGACCTTCTCTCGGTTGGTCCCCTCGCGGGTTCCGAACTCTCCCGCCGGTCCGTTGCGCTTTTCCGCCGCCGCCTTCTGAGCGGCCACCGGCTTGGCCCTCGCGGCCTTCTTCGCGACGACCTTCTTGGCGGCAGGCTTCTTGGCGGTCGATGACTTAACCATCTTTTTAGTCTCCTGGTTTGAGGGCGGAGGAGCTTCCTCCGCTGCTTCCTCGGGTGGTGCTGCAGTCTCTACTTCCCCAGAGGCGATCTTGGCCCGTTGGGCCTCGATGGCCTCGGCCAGAGCCTCGCAGCGTTTGGCTCCAGTCTCCGGGTCTCGGAAGCGCCGAGAGATTGGCTTGGCCGTCAACCCCAACGCCTTCGCTTCCTCGACTAGCTCGTTGTACTTCTTGACGTGATCCTCCTCGCCCGATGGGGTCGCAGCATCTTCGTCACCAGTCATGATGGTCGTCTCCTTGGTTTTTGCCTTCCCCAACCCTCGATCATAGTCCTGGGCGATCGATGGTCCAGAACTTTTTCTTTCTCTTTCATAGACGAGGTCGTCATTGGCGAACGCCTGGACGATCCCGATCATC